CCAACACCAACACCAAAACCTGAACCAAAAATACCATATACTACTACAGGTAATCCAACTATCGCTGTAAATAATAATAATTATACAATAACATTTACTAGTAACGGAACTATTACATTTAAATCAAAAGTATCTGCAACAATTACTGTTGTAGGTAGAGGCGGAGATGGTGGAGACAGTTACTCGGGAACTCCAATAATCGGTGGCGGTGGAGGCGGTGGAGGCGGTATTGGTGTTTTATCATCATTTATTACTGACGTTAATTCTCCTTATTCAATATCATTCAGTAGTTTAACAACATTTTCAAACTCATCGTATTATGTACAATCAACTTCTGGAGATAATGGAACTAGTGGTGGTAATGGTGCTGGTGGAAGTGGTGGTAACTCTATAAACACATTTCCTTCTGGTACTTTTGCAAATTACTCAGGAGGTAATGGCGGTAATGGATGCGTAGGAGACGTGTTTCCTCCTTACACTAGTAGTGTCCATTCTACCCCCGGTAGCAATAGTGGTGGATTTTTATATAATGTACTATATTCAGGAGGAGGTGGCGGAGGTGGTGAGAGTGGTCAAGGTGGAGGGTCTGGAGGAAATTGTGGTAATAACGGTCAAGGTGGAGGTACTTATAATACCTCAATTAATGGAGCGTCTGCTACAACTTATGGTTCTGGAGGAGGGGGAGAAGGTTATGACAATTTTATTATCGATTATTCTGGAGGCACTGGTGGTCCAGGTGCCGTTATTATTACTTTTACATACAATTAAATACCAAAAAGAGTTACGTGTAAAAATTGTTAAAATATAGTTAAAATAAAATAATATGTATTTTATCATTTTATTTTATTTTATTTTATTTTATTTTATTTTATTTTATGCTCTTAAATTAGGATTCATACATATTTCTTGTGATGGAAATACATCTCCACTCATACACATATCATTAACACCTACAGGAGCACAAGTTCGTATACCTTGTTCTTCTCCTATATAACACCAACCAGATTTACCTGTTGTTTGAATTGAACTACGTGAATCATCTGGCATTATATTGGCTTCTTGAGATGCATTTCCCAACGCTTTTTGTAGTGTATCTTCTTGCCATTCCATAGCAGATCCAGCATCTTGAATTTGCTTTTGAACAGGCACTCCTTGTTGTGAACTGGCTGCCATTTGACCCTGAGGAATATTAGTAGTAGAAACACCAATAGATGTTCCACTTGTAGAGATGGGAGTCATTGACTGATTTTGTGCTGCTTGTTTTTCAATTGTAGTAATTGCTCCTGTTGTAGCACCGGAAACTATGTCAACTCCTGCTTTTGTTCCAGTAGCACTCGTTTGTACTGTTTGTTTAGTGGTCTCTAAAGCATTAAACCCAAATAATTTCAAAATTGGTGTAAATACTTGATCAAAAATAGTTGCTGTTGCTTGAGTTCCTTTTGCTAAATAAGCAAAAATATTTATTCCTAACAATGCTAAAATTAAAATAATAATTATCCAAGTTTGCCAACTTATATTAGCAAAATAATCTAAGAATGATCCTGAACTGCCGCTAGGTGCTTTAGAGGCTGAAGCGGCTGTGAATGGACTTTGTAACTCATCTGGTATACTTTCAGTAACAGATTTAATATACTCACTTCTTGTGCTCATTATATTAAAAATACATATTAATTTTTTAACATTTTAACATTTTTAACATTTTAACATTTTTAACATATTAAAATTAAATATTTATAACATGTCTAAAAGATACAATTATGTTATTTAAATGTTAATAAATATGTGAATTTATTTAAGTTACCTAAAATTTCATCACGTACATTTAATAGATCACTATTGTTAGTTATATTGATTCCAGCATCTTTATTCATTTCAATTAAGAAATTTTTATATTTTTCTATCTCTTTCTCAAAGTCTTCTAGATTAGTGTAATCTAATAATGGTATAGTTTTTTGTCCAGTTAAATTAACTCTATCTCCTTTTTTTCCTAGCATGATTTCAACAAATGTATCAATATTTTCATTTAAGTTACTGTAAAGTTCATCAGTAGCCTTATGTTGTGCATAATTAGTTGTTTTCCAATGATACAATTTTACAGTATTTAACATTTGTAGAAACATAGTTACAATTTTTTGTTGAGTATATTGATTAGTTGGAGAAGATTTAACTTTTCGTGTACCTCCGCGTTTTTTACGATGATATCTAGTTTTCATTATATATAATACTATATTATTTTGTTGTATATTCTAAGAAATTCGTGGAATATATTCCGCACCTAAACTATTCATAGTTTCTAATTTGGCAATTGTTTTTTCTAAGTTAGATGCCTTAATATTTTGATATAAATAATCGGTACCAGGTGAATGTTCATTTTTTTTGATTTGTTTATAAATTTTATTGATGTTTTGTGATATAACCAAAATTTTATCCTTTTCTTTTACTATATCTTCTTCAGTAGAGAAAGGTTCAGTAAAAATTTCAATAACAAAATACATCAATAATCTTCGTTTTTTATGACAACCTGTTTTATAACGTAAACAAAATATATTTAAAGCGCTATTAATCATACGTTGAATAAGAGTACTCTTCTTTTTTGATTCATTTAAAAAAATATCCCATATAATCCATATAATATCCATTTGACATTTAGACTCCACTTTGGCAAACACTCTACGTTCACACTTGAATTTTTCCTTTTTTTGTTTACATATATTTTCAAATTCAATAATCCATTCCATCCAATAACATGCACTAACACTATTTTTTCCTTCTTCAGTTAAATTGTAAGCAAATTCATTTGCTGCTATAAATAATTCTTTAGGGTCATCTTTCAAAAAAATTTCATCGGCATATTTAACAGATGGTGCTTTAAATCGTTCGGTCATTTGTGTTAAATCAAAATCTGCTGGTTTCACTTTAACCTCACTATAGCAATGGCGTTTTTTTGCTTCACATAAAACACACATTACTTCACAAAATAATTTTCTCATTTTATAATTATTTCTTAAACGTAATTCCATATCTACATACCCATTGGCAACTATTTCTTTAAAATTTGATATCCTTAAATCAATATATGATATCAATTTTGGATTACCAATATGAATATGTTTAGTATAAAATCCAATAACTGTATCCCATAAGTCCGAATAATGTCCAGCACATATCAATTCTGCACTCCAATAACAAGCGGGTTCTATTTTTGAATTATACAAACTAGTCAATAATTCTTTTTTTACATCGGTTTTTTTGAATTCAGAAAATGTAATACCTTTAAAATCTTTGGGTTGTCGTACATCATTAATCTCTATATCACTCATTATTATCACTTTTTAAAAAAACTTATATAAAAATACTAATGCTTTAAAAAATAAATAAATTATTGTTTACTACACTTTTTTTAAAACTAGATAATATATAGATGACCAGTTTTTTAAAACAGTTTAATTTATTTATAAAATCCATCGGGACTTCATATAACAAGGCTAGTATATGGGGAAAAATACTTGTATTTGTTGTCTTACTTTTGTTGTTAGTTTTAGTATTTAAGGGAATGCCTAGACAAGGAATTGAAGGTTTTGAACAAAATGATAAATTTTTATTTAAAACAGGTACAGATGTATATGATGGATTTTATGCCGACATATACGATTATCTAGTTTATAATAATCTTAAGGATGATTATGAAATTGGAGAAATTATGAATAAAACTACACCTACAAATCAAAGTATTATTTTAGATATTGGATGCGGTACAGGTCATCATGTAGCAAATATGGCATCTAAAGGATTAGATGTTATGGGTATTGATATATCCCCATCCATGATTGAAAAGGCTAAACAAAATTATCCTGAATATAAATTTGAAGTTGCCAATGCTTTAGATGGTTCTACTTTTCAACCCAATACATTTACCCATATTTTATGTTTATATTTTACAATTTATTATATGCAGGATAAAATGACTTTTTTTACCAACTGTATGAAATGGTTAAAACCAGGGGGTTATTTGATTGTCCATTTGGTTGATAGAGAAATGTTTGACCCTATTTTACCACCAGGTAATCCATTATTATATGTGTCACCTCAAAAATATGCTAAAGAGCGTATTACAAAAACTCATGTTAAATTTAATGATTTTAGTTATGATGCAGATTTCCAATTAAATAAGGATAAAAATATTGCTACATTTTTAGAGAAATTTAAAAGCGATTCTGACGGAAAAATACGTAAAAATGAGCATATTATGTATATGCCACCTACTAAAGATATTACTGATGAAGCCCAAGCCGCAGGTTTTATTATAGAAGCAATGATTGATTTGGTTCATTGTCAGTACGAATACCAATATTTATATATGTTTATGAAGCCAACTTAAAAAAATTGAATCATATTTATTTTATATATATTAATAAATATAATTACAGAGAATGGTGTCACTAAACGATTTATTTACATTTGTTCTTATGATGACAAAAAAATATAATATAGATCCTTCTCATTCTGAAGGACATAGTATGGATGTTATACGTTTTGCTGATGAAAATTACAGAAGTCAATTAGATATGTTTCCACATCTACAGGATCAAACCAATGTAATTTACACTTCAGCGGTTTTGCATGACATGTGTGATAAAAAATATATGAATCAAGATGAAGGTATAAAAAATATTGATTTATTTCTCAAGGACAAGTTGAATGAAGAGGAATTATATTATACAAAAAGAATTATGGAAACGATGTCTTATTCAACTGTCAAAAAATATGGGTATCCTGATTTAGGGCCTTATCAAATGGCATATCATGTGGTTCGTGAAGCAGATTTATTAAGTTCTTACAATTTTGATCGTTCTGTCATTTATCATCTTAACAGAGGAAATTCTTTGACAAGTTCATATTGTAATGCGTTAGAACTATTTGATAATCGTGTCTTTAATTATCACTCAGACAAATTACTGTTGTCTGACTATGCACAGCAAATGTCTGTACCGTTATCAATAACAGCATTGAAACAGATGACTAGTTGGAATAGGATTTTGATGAAATGTTCAAGATGATCTGATATAAATATTGTAATAGATATAAATATATGATAATATATAATATAAATGATTTATATTTTATTATTTTTATTTTTTTTATTTTTTACTGGTGCAGTTAGTCATATAAGTCAAATACATATAGCACAGGGTAGAAATCCGGAAACTATGATAATTTCTTGGATAACTAAGAACTATAGAGGTTCAACTGTATGGTACGGTTTAAATAAAACTAATTTAAATATGATTAAATATGGATATGAAACATCATATAGTTTTGATTATCCTAACTTAGGATTATATGAGAGTGGAACAATTCATCATGTGGAATTAACTAATTTGAAACCATCAACGATGTATTATTATATATGTGGAGATATTAGTTCTGATACGCAATCGGATATAAAAATGTTCTCTACTACATCGCATGTAGGGAGCAATTTTCCGGCAACATTCGGTATTGTAGGTGATGTAGGGCAAACTAACGATTCACAGAGTACCATTTACAATTTGAATAACCATAAAGATATACAAATCATATTACATGCTGGAGATCTAAGTTATGCTGATTGTAATCAAAAATTATGGGATTCATATGGAGAATTAATTGAACCATTGGCTTCTAGAATACCTTGGATGGTAGGACCTGGAAATCATGAACTTGAGATCACTAACGATCAAATGTTATATAGAGCATTTGAGGAACGTTACAAAATGCCTAAAATCAAAGAACCTGAGTTTGGACCAATAACTATACCTCCTAAATATCATGATGACGATTTAAAATTACCATATTGTTGTTCTAGCACATTTCAAAGTGTATATAATTACGGGAATTCATTTTATAGTTTTGATACTGCTTCTGCTCATATTATTTATTTAAATCCATATTCAACTACAGATATTCAATCAGAACAATATAAATGGTTAGAATGGGATTTACAGAGAGTTAATAGAAAAATTACTCCATGGGTCATAGTTGTTATGCATTGTCCTTGGTATTCTTCTAATCAAGATCACTATCAAGAAAAACAAACTGTATTAATGAGAGATTCTATGGAATATTTATTTTATAGATATAGGGTCAATATTGCTTTTACTGGACATGTACATGCATACGAACGCACTCATCCTCTATTCCAAAATAATACTAATGATTTTGGAACTGTATATATTACAGTTGGTGATGGTGGGAATTTAGAAGGACATGCTAAAAACTATTATGAACAACCTTCGTGGTCTGCTTATCGCAATGGTACTGATTATGGTTATGGGACTGTGACATTATTAAATCCAAATAGATTACAATGGAAATGGTTCAAAAATGAAGATACAAAAATAATATACCGAGATTCAGTTATAATATGTAATTCATTTTACAACAAAGTATATTGTTAACATGGTTTGCGTTGTTTTTTTTGAATTAATATATATAATATTGATATGAGTTTAATCGATATTGTTGACAATTCAAGAACCGATAAAAACACTATTCATTCATATTTAGAATTATATCAAAAATTATTATTTACAAAAAAATATACTGCTAAAAATGTATTAGAAGTTGGAATATTTCAGGGAGGTAGCATAAAATTATGGAATGATTTTTTTATCAATGCAAATGTGTATGGATTAGATATGATGAATATTAATGATGTATGGGATGGTATTAAAAATAATTATAAAATCATATTACATACATCAATAGACGCTTATGATACTAATTTTTTCACGACTAATTTTTTAAACAAGAATGCTAAATTTGATTTCATCTTAGACGATGGTTCACATACATTAGAACATATGAAACAATTCATAAAATTGTATTCGCAAATAATGACAGATGATGGAATTCTAATAATTGAAGATGTTCAAGATTGGCGTTGGATTGATATGCTTAAAGATGAAGTTCCAGAAGAGATGAAGAAATTCATTAAAGTATATGATTTAAGACACATGAAATATCGTTATGATGATATAGTGTTTACAATTGACAAAAGTAATAATTAAAAAAATTGAAATTTAATACTTAAAATAGATAAGTATTATTATATTATATTATCAAATTTGCCAAAGCCACTTTATAACAGAATGTCATTATTAACAGTCCCAGTACGTTTTAAAGAAGTTTTAACAACTAATGTTGTTACTCTTCAAGTCCATCCTTATTGGCCTATAGAACAATTTTTAAATATTTATATCCCTATTTTAAAAAGGACTCTTATGCATACAGAAGAAGATATAGAAATTGTTGAGGCTGGACAGAATACAATATATAGGGCAGCGGAAGCCGCTCCTGCATTAGAACCAACTCCAATAACTTTGAAAAACAAATGGGGGAGGAATTTGAATGTAAGTTTTTATGTTAGATTAAAAAATTATCAGTACAATTATCCAGAACCTGTTATAACGACAGTGTTTATTGAAAATGGTGAGATATCAGGGGAAGTTATTCATTCGGTTATTAATCCCTTATCAAATGCTGTACAAATACCCGAATGTGTTGTATGTGCCGAATCAACGGATACAATAAGATATTTTGGTTGTCTTCATTATATATGCCAAATTTGTATAAATGGTTGTTTACAAGTTGGTCACAATAGATGTCCGACTTGTCGTCAGAATTTACGCTAAATATTTTTGGAAATATGCTCTAAATAAAAAAATTTGGATTGTAATCATTTATGCTAATATAAATATTTTTTTGTATTTATATTATGTATTGTTAAAATTATTTGGTATGTTAATAAGTTTAACCTAATAAAAGTAAATATGTATAATAAATAATGATATTATACATATTGGGTTTTATTATATTATGTATTTTATTATTTTTTATGTACATAAGATTAAAATATCAATTTTGGGCACAACAGCCTGTATTTCATTTTTATGATGTATATTATTGGTTTTATAACAAAGGTATTATAATGCATAAACTACCAGAAAAAAATAGATATATAAATTTTAAAAGTATAACAGTTAAAGAGTTTGACAAACTAACAAACGAGGATATAAAAGAACTAACATTAACTATTCGTTTGAATTATTTAAGAAACAAAGACAATATTTATGATCCAAAACAAGAAAATATTGTACCATATTTTATTGGTCATAATACAAAATCTTACTGGTCGTTTTATTGGCAACCAGAATTATTACTTGATAATAAAACATCTAAAACGATTGAAATTAATAAATTGATAGGTGTGATGTCAAGTCGTCCATTGCATGTAAAAATAATAGGTAAGGGTGAATTAGATGTATATTACGTAGATTATTTATGTGTTGACAAATTTTATAGAAAAAAAAATATCGCTCCTCAGATAATTCAGACTCATGAATACCATCAGAGACATAATAATAAAAATATTAGTGTTAGTTTATTTAAAAGAGAAGAAGAACTAACAGGTATAATACCTTTGACAGTATACAAGATATATTGTTTTAATATGAGAAATTGGACTACTGAACCCACATTGTCCCCACATATAAAATTATTAACGGGTGATAAACAAAATATGTATTATCTATATAACTTTATAAACGAAAATTTGAAAAGATGGGATATAGTAATTTATCCAGAAATAAGTAATTTAATGGAGTTAGTTGCTACAAAAAATATGTATATAAAAATGTTAGTTGTAGAGGGAGAAATAGAGGCTATATATATATTTAAAAAGACTTGTACTTATATAGAAAAAGGTGCCGAAATTTTATCTTGCGTTTGTTCAATAAATAGAAATTTATCTAATGAAGAATTTATAAATGGGTTTAAGGTAAGTTTATGGTCATTGATAAAGAAAGAAAGTAGTTTTAAGTATCTAGTAATAGAAAATATAAGTGAAAACGAAAAAATAATAAATAATATTTGCATAAAAACACATCCAATAATAATATCCCCATGTGCTTATTTTTTTTATAATTTTGCTTACAATTCATTTAATTCAAGAAACTGTATAATAATAAATTAAAAATCAACTTAAAGCCCTTTAAGTTCTTTTAATAATATAATATGGCTGTCCACAAAATAAACATTTACTAATATTACTTTGAGCAGGAGATTGAATTATGGGATTAAATTTATTACATTTACGGCACATTGATACCTGGGGTAAACTAATTATATTCTTGTTAGTTGTATTCTTACATTTTATGTGATTTCTATATCCTTTGAACATTATTAATACACAAGAAAAAATTGAATCATCAAACAATATTTTATATTAATTTATACATTTGATTCAAAATGGATTATGACTCCGATAATAGTACACATAATAATGACGATCATCTCAGTAAAATACGTGTAATATTTAATTCAAAATTTAAACAATTTATTGCTAATTTGAGACGCAATAATGATTTGTCTAATTTATATTTAACCAATATGGATTTAATATTACCTACACAACTCAAATTGAGAGAATATATTCAACAAAACCAAGATCAATTTGATATGGAACATGGATCTATTAATATTAATAAGTTTGAATCACATCCAGACTTCTTTGCTATTATGATTTGCGTTATTATACCTAATTTAGATTTATATAGTAATTTTCAAGAAATCTTAAATGAAAGCAATAAACACCAATGGCATTTTTCTCTATACTCTTCTGACAATCAAGAGGATGGATTAGAAGAATATGCGGCAAATTACTTTCGCTGTGCTTGTCATCATAGTTGTAGTCCTGAAAATTTGTTTATAATTACTAATATACACAGTAACCAAAATATTTTAATTGGTTGCGATTGTGCTAAAAAAACAGGCTTTATTGAACCACAAAAAATTAAAAACACTTTGGATAAGCGCGATAACGATCCAAAATATATGCGCTTCATTGAAGATGCAAAAAGAAAAAATGAAATTAAACATATGACAATAATGCGTGAAGAACTTGCAAAAACTCATCTTGACATTGATACTGTCAAACAAACATATCAATATTACGGAGGTACACATGATGAACATCTTGAATATTTTAACATAGTAAATAAAGATAGCGATAATACTATTGAAGATTTAGTTGTAGAAGAATGTGACACATGTTGTCAAAAAGTTACAAAAAAAATATTATTATTGAATACAGACGAAGGACAAAGTTTATGTGTTTGTGTCAAATGCTGTAATATTTTAGAAAAATATCCTAAAAAATTACAAGGAATTAAAGGGTTTTGTGAGGATTGCGGCGAAAAACATCGTAATCGTTCAGACAATTACTGTAGTTTTTGTAGAAATAAAACTAACTGTATTACTTGTAGAAAACGTGATTTTTGTACAAATGAACATTGTCAAGATTGTTGTACAAAATATATATATTGCAGTAAATGTAATAGAGAAAAAGTTAAACAACGAGGACATAGATGTCAAAAATGCTTCTCTAAAACAAAAAAATGTAAATGCGGTGCTATTATATTTAATGAAAAATATAAAACTTGTTATGATTGTAAGAATACTCGTTATGCTTCTTCCATTTGGACCTAAAACAATAAAATAATTATATTAATTATATTAATTATATTAATTATATTAATTATATTAATTATATTAATTA